GTCGGAGTCGGGTACATCATATTTTCCGCTATCAGTGTTTCCTCTAACATTAATCGTCTTGGATGTTTGTATCCCGTTGGAGAATGTCTTATCTCTCCTGTCTTCAGATAATGGTCTATCTTTTTCAAATCTCTCGGTTCTTGTGCTGTCGGAGTTGGAAGCATATGAACTTCCTGAGAGAGAGGTGGCTTCTGCCCTCCCGTTGCCTTTCTCCTCGGCTTCTGTATGTTGTTCGCATCGAAAGTCGTGGGGGTAGACAACATCTGGGTTGCAGGCAACGAACCAAATGCGTTCCCGCCTGTGCCACGCACCCTTGGCTGCAGCTGGTATATTAAACGCTTGGACTTCGTATCCTTCACTTTCCAAGTCAGTGTGCACCTTGTTGAAAGCCATGCCGTCTTCGACATTAACAATTCCTCGCACATTCTCCGCAATAACCCATCTCGGCTTGGCGTGCTTGATGACATCAAACATTTCTGGCCAGAGGTAGCGATTGTCTTTCGTTCCTCGCTGAAGGCCGGCGACTGAAAATCCCTGACAGGGGAAGCCTCCGCAAACAAGGAATACTGGTTGTTCAATTCTGACATCTCTTACATCCTCATATATCTTAACATTTCCAAAGTTCTTTCTCAACACCTTCCGACAGAACTCGTCTATCTCAGCGAAGGCGATTGTCTTGAATCTTGGAGATGCATTGTGCATTCCGTAACTGAATCCGCCAATGCCCGCAAACAGGTCTATTACCGTCAGTTCTCTCAAATCTGCTCTTTATTTTCAGCTTTAGAAGTTCCCAGTCTGGTTCCGCCCACATACAATCCAAACCACGCCGCTCCCGCACCTACGACAACAGACACAAAAGCTGACTGTGCGTTCGTTGGTTCTGGCAACTGCATGAACCACTCAGTTGTACGCCAAAAGGCAACACCATAAAGTGTGATTAATAGGCGTGGAAATATTCTCCATGCACTAAGTCTCTCTGGTGTTATCATTTTTTCTTAAATAATCCTTTAACGCCCGGAGCCATTCTCACGCCCATGCTGACACTGCAGCTTAAATATAAGAGATGCTTATAATAATCCGGCAATTTATGGAGTGCCTCAAAGCCTCGTTCAACGTGCTCCGTCATTCCGGGAATGAAGACTAAAATTGCGGGAATCATCAGGGCAAGCAAAACGAATTCGTCTTTCCAGCTTCCCTTCATTTGTTCCACGGCTGACGCCTCCCACGATACTTCGCCGGCAATCTGCTGCTGTTTCAACTTAGTGTTAGCTTTTATTTCTGTCAGCTTGTTCTCAGCTTTAGCTTTCTTTGTTTCAATAAAGCCTGAAACCGCCTGCCCAGCAACGCCGAGCAGGGGTTTTAATAATAACTGTAACACGGGACTAAGCTCCTCCGCCTGCCATCTTATATAAGATGAACAGAACTACCACGGTCACTATGCCTGCCTTAATCCAGTCACGCATGCCCCAGTCGCTCCATTCCTTCAGATGAGCCCATAAATCTTTAATGAGTTTCATATATCCTCCTTATTCAATATTGTTAAAAAAGTAGTGATTTCCCATCACCACCACTGGTTCCTTGCCAACAGCCCACTTGGGTGGCTTTGACATCGACTTGGCGTAGTAATGCGTGCTTCCCTCCGTTGTGTCCGTATATTGACCACTAATTACACCAGCCGCAACCTCTATCTGATCCTCCAGATCATCTAAAGATAGAGCAAGAATCTTACTCCTATTGGGATCGTTTTCATTCCAACAGGAGAACTGCCACTTTTTAAGGCAAACATCCATTATGGTCTTGCCGTACCAAGTTTTCTTCTCTGCTCTGTTTTTAATGACGTGAGCGACAGCGATCTGTCCCTCCTTACCTTCTCCTCTGGCTTCGCCCCACAGGGTTCTTGCCATGTATTCTACGTTTTGACTTAATTCCATTTTTATTGACTTTCACTTTAACTTTTTCTAATTTTAATCTTGCATTGAGATTCTTGACCAGTTCGTCCCAGCCAGAGACATCAGTGTTAATTTCTTTTTTCTTCTTCTCTGATGAGTGCATTTAGGTAAAATCGTGCTTTCTTTAAATCCGTTTTACAGTCACCCTTCAAGTCAAACCTGAAAAGGTACTGGATCATTTGACCCCATATGCCGAAATCATAATGGTTCATACGGGTGTTCTTTGATTTTTCTTTTATGATGTCCAGTATTTCCATATCGCCATACTTGTAGTGAGGCGGATGATTAACCAGATCCTTCACTGGTGGGTAATATTCTTTTCCCATTATATCCTTCACAGGTGAACCTTTCCGTCCCACCTGCCGTTCCTTTTAAGAACCATTGGAATTAATTTTGGAATTCCCATTGTTACGACTGCACAGGATAATATCGGTCTTTTGACTATGACCCTGCTGTACTTGAAAGCGAGATGATTCTTATCAATCAGGCATCCCACGTTCATCGCCCACATCAGTTTTTCTGGTGAGCTAGTGTAATGTATGCACGATTTCGTATGATAATGTGCTTGCACCACGTTCATGGATACGGCTGCACAAACTTGTAAAACATTCGATGATTGCTGGTGAACGAAATAGACATTACCCATTGGCGTATGTAATGTAAGGGTGTCATGCCATATCCATTTACTGCTTACTTCCAGCATTTCGTGATAAGGTTTTAATAAACTCTTTGCTATTCCTGCCGTGTTCGCTTTCCTGAAAGCCATACTTCCGTGGTTGGAATTCAACAGATGCATGGAAGGAAATATCTTCTCCAGCTTTTTAAGTATCTTCCTGCCTTCCTCCAATTCCTTGGAAGGATTGTACAGTTCCGTTGATGACTCGTGATAGCTGGATGCGGAAAATTCCAATTCATCGCCCATATTTACGACACAATCGGGAGAATATTTTTTCTTGATCTTGCTAATAAATTCCAGACTGTCGGGGTGTGAGTAGGGTGCGTGTAAATCTGAAATCACAAAAATTCTTTTAAATGACTTCATGTCTATATATTGATTATATTTTATGTATTTTCTACTATATGTAGTAGGTTGTCAACAATTATTTTTCATTAATCCATTATTTTTATGAAAGTCCAAATCGCCCCCAGAATTCCGCCAATTAATAGAAACACTTTCAGTCCTCCAACGCCCATGTGAGAGGTTTTATTCAAGTCCCTTATCTGTTTCTGGATGATGGATATGTCTTCACGAATGTACTTGATGTCAGTGCATAACGCCGCACTATCCGCTTTTAAATCTGTTATCTCTTTCTCCCACTCTGCCATTAGTCTATGTAACTCCCTATTGCATCAGAACCGTACTGGTTTTCCATATTCTGAATATTATTTAATATCCATTCCTTTTGGCTTTTAGGAGCATTTTTGAACTCCCTGTCCATCAAGGAAAGGTGGGCATCAATGATCATTCTTTTAATGCCTTGATAGGTGATATTGACACCGTCCTCCATTGCTTCTTCAATGATCTTCTTTAGCTCTGTTCCAAGCTTATTAGGATTGTTTTTGTATTTTCTTACTGCATTATTTATTCGTGTCTTGACGAAATTCATTTCATCTGCACGAAGTTCATTCTGCCTTTTGACTCCTCCAACAAAATCAGAGATCTGTGCCTCCTTCGTTGTCTGGAATCCTAACATCATTCGTAGAAGGTCGCCATCACTGAAACCCTCTATCTTTATGTTCCTGTTGCGATAAGGATCAACAACCGTTGCCTCCTGTTCATCACGCCAATTGGCCATGAAATTCTGACTGAACTCTGGAAAATCCGTGAAGACGGATTCCAGAGGCATTCCTCCCGCCATTGCTTCAACGGCTTTGAACACCTTGCCTGCCGGTGTGATGTTCACGATTTGATCTCCAATGGACGCACCCTCTGAACTTAACTTATACATATTAAGGAAAGTGCTTAAAAGTGGCCCTTGAAAATCTCTTAATTCTGTTGGAAGACCTTTGTCGGAAAGACCAACTCTTGCAGAAAGATTTATTCCCGGCCCCACTCCCGTGGATGATACTACTGACGGCAATCCGTGAGCAATAATCTGGCCAACCATTGCCTCTGTTTCTCCCTTGCCTGCCATTTCGACAGACCATTCCTTGATGTACTGCATTGGGGAGAATCCAAACAATCTCATTGCACCGTCTAAAAAAGCGAGGAATATATTTCCTAATGCACCAGCCAGTAAAAAGTAAATAGCCATGAAACGAGGCCATTCCCATCCACGAAGTCCAAAGGTAAAAGTAAGCTGTTGCATCATCCAGTTCTTGAATTGCAGTGGAACACGAAGCAAGGTGCTTCTTAATAGTTCTGGTTTGGCTGAATTATCATAACTGAATTGTTCTTGAAATATTGCAAATTGTCCT